GAAGTTAAACCGTCCGAACAAAACTATTTCAAGATTGCTAATATACCATACGGAAGAATTATGAGTTTTCTGGACATGGATATATTTTGCATAGACCACACGAAAAAAGGGTACATGGTAAGAATATATGTTAAAGGAAAGGCAAAGAACCATATGGATAGGTTTGATTTAGCGAGAATGATAGCAGAGGAGATGAAAAGATAAGTGATTTAAATATAAATATATAGCGTGAACATAAGTTTGCAATCACATAAAATACATAGTATAATATAAACAGAGCCAATGAGCCAACAACAGAGCCTTAGAGCCTATAATGAAGTTTAAACATCAATTTATGTTACTTTGTTATAGGCTCTTTTTTTAATTTAATCAACAGAAATGATTGATAATTATGCTAGTAAAAGTGGAAAAAATCAACAAAAAAGAAGTAACTGTAGTAACAAGACTAGATGTTGCAGAGACATTTAGGAAGAGACATGCTGATGTGTTGAGAGACATAAGAGAACTTAAATGTTCTGTTTTTTTTGCTGAACGCAATTTTGCGTTGAGTGAATATCGTACAGATGGAGAGGAGTGAGCCTATGGCAAAAGGCAAGTATCATGACTGGCTAACACCAGAAGGATTGCTTAAAATCGAAGGTTGGGCTAGAGACGGACTTACTGACGAACAGATAGCAAAAAACATGGGGATTGCAAGGGATACACTAATACAATGGAAAAAGAAATTTACAGACATTTCAGACACCTTAAAAAGAGGAAAAGAAGTAGTAGACAGAGAGGTAGAAAATGCGCTGCTAAAAAGGGCGTTAGGATATGAATATGATGAAATATCAGAAAAATATGAAATGGGTGTTGTTACAGAACGAAAGGTTACACGAAAGCATGTAGTTCCTGATACAACGGCGCAGATATTTTGGTTAAAGAACAGAAGGCCTAAAGAATGGCGAGATAAGGTAGCATTACAAGATGATACGCAGATTAGTAAGTTAGATCAGTTGATAGCAGGAATAGATAGGATGGCGAAATCATGAGTTTAGAGTTATCAACAATGCAAAAAGAATACTGGAATATGTCGAACCACAGATGGAATATAAAGACAGGTGCTACAGGTTCCGGAAAGACATTTCTAGATTTTTATCTAATCCCAAAGAGGATAAGAGCATGCACAGGAGCAGGACTTATTGTTTTGCTTGGCAATACAAGGTCAACACTGGACAGAAATATATTAGAACCACTAAGAGGAATATACGGAGATAGGCTAGTAGGAAATATAAACAACGATAATGTGTGTTATATGTTTGGTAAAAAGGTGCATTGCCTTGGTGCAGATAAAATTAACCAGGTATCAAAGATACAGGGTGCAACAATAGAGTATTGCTATGGTGATGAGATTACAACGTGGAATCAAGAAGTATGGGAAATGCTTAAGTCACGTTTGAGATGCGAGAATAGTTGCTTTGATGGAACGTGTAACCCTAAAGGACCAGACCATTGGCTTAAGAAATTTATTGATTCTGATGCAGATGTATTTTTACAAAGTTATACGATATTTGATAATCCGTTCTTGCCTGATAAATTCGTGAAGGAACTATGTAAAGAATATGCAGGAACAGTATACTATGACAGATTTATATTAGGATTATGGGCACTTGCTGAAGGTCTTTTATATAAATTCTTTGCTGACAACCAAGAACCTTATTTATTTGACGAACCTGATTTATATGATGATAACGGGAAATTTAAAAAGCCATTTACTAAAATAACTATAGGTGTTGACTTTGGTGGCAATAAATCAAGAACAACATTTGTTGCAACTGGGTTTATTGGTGGATATAAGGAATTAGTAATACTAGAAGAAGATAGTTTACCAATATGTACAGAGATAAATGCAAAACAGATTACAGATAAATTTGTTGAGTTTGTGCGAATGGTGTTTGATAAGTATGGATACATAGAGTGGTCGTTTGGTGACAATGCAAGTAGCACAATGATATATACACTCATGTCTGCGGTAAAAGAATATAGATTGCCGACTAAGGTTGCTGGGTGCGAAAAGGACAAGATACTTAACAGAGTGCAGACAATAGGCAGCCTATTAAATACAGGGAGACTAAGGATAAACAGAAGATGTACAAGCATAAGAAACTCATTGTCTATATTACGATGGGCAGACGATAAAGAGGACGAAGTTGAAGATAAGAATGTAGACAGTTGTAATGACTGGTTCGATTCATTTTCTTACAGTTTCACAAAATGGATAGCACTTATAAATTTGAATAGATAAAGGAGAGTGTAAAATGGAAGGTTGCGTGCAGACAAAGTTACAAAAGTTAGGATATGCAGTAAATACAAAGCCATACGCATATATTGATGTATGCGATAAGTGGTACAGAAATGATCTGATTGACGATTTCCACAAGAGGACAACGATACAGGGTGACGAATACGAGATTGACAGAATGAACTTTGCAAAGAGAGGGTGCGCAGATGATGCGAACCTTTGCGAAGTAATATCTATCAATGTTGGAAATGAAACACAGTCAGAAAGCATATGGGAAATGCTTAAAAGCAATCGTTTTGATGTGCAATATCGTAAGCAGTTGGAAAGAATGTCAGCATCAGGAACAGTTGCAGCATATGTAAGATTGGATAATGCAACATATTTAGATAATGGACGTGTTACAGGTGGTGATGTGCGTATTACATACTGTAATGCAAATAACTATGTGCCTTTAAAGGTTGTAAATGACGAAGTAGTAGAAGCTGCTTTTAGTGGTTCGGACATTACGAAAGATGGAAAGATAACAACAATGGTTGCTTTTACATTGGAAAATGGTTTATACAAGGCAAGCACATACGTGTTTGATAAAGACGGGAAAGAGGTAGATAACTACTGGTTGCAATTAGCAGACGTTAAACCTTTTGAAGTAATGCGTATTGCCGAGGTAAACAATATTAATGACATGGACGGATTTGGATTGCCTAAAATATGGGGAGCAATTCCAACACTAAAAAAACTAGACCTTTGCAACATGGTTTTAAATGGTGACTTGGACAAGGGAGAGAAATTACTGCTCACAAATGAGACGATTGTAAAAATAGATCCTGTGACCGGACAGCCAAAAAATAAAACATCACTCATGAAAAAGTTATTTGTATTTCTAGGAGAGGAGAAACTTCCAGATACAAACAGTCTTATCAAGGAATATAACCCTGATATCAGAGTTGACACCATTACAAAGACGTTTGAACTGTGCTTATCACTGTTCTCTTTACAGTTTGGTTTCGGATCTAAGAAATACACATTTGAAAATGGACAGATACAGACAGCAACACAGTACATTGGCGAACGTCAAGATTCCATGCAGGAATTAAATAAACAGAGAAAAGAAGCAATTGACTATATAAGTCACATTGTAAAGGCAATGATGTGGTTCTCTAATACGTTCTGTGGCACGTCATACGATATGAATTCAGAAATATGTGTGGATTTCGATGATTCGTACATAGAGGACAAAAATATGCGTATGGAGAATATGAGAAACGATGCAACATCATTTTCTGATATTCCAGAGTTTACAATCAAGTATATAATGGAACGTCTGAATGTGGAACGTGAGGAAGCCGTTAAGATATACGAAGGTAAAGAAGAGCAGGAAGATGATGAGCCTACTGATTAAAGGATGTGATTGCTGATGTTGTCAGATAAGGAATTAGAGACATTAGGTGACTTAATAGCACCTTTATTTCAAGAACTTGAAAAAGAGGTCATAGCAGACATTGCAAGACGTGTAAAAAAGACCGCAAGACTTACCGAAACTGCTGAACTGATGGCAAAGGCTATGATGGAAGCAGGAGTAAGTCCTGCTAAAATACGAAGCGAAGTCATGAAGTTAATGCGTGCAGATGCAGCATATAGAAAAGAGGTTGCAAACAATACAAAACAGTATAAGCGTGATGTAATACACAAGATTAGGCAGACGGAAAAGGAAGCCGCAGAGATGTCAAACATGATAATAGCAGAGGCAGGAAACATGGCATACAATAAGGACCTGTCACTTTGGCATCAAGCAGGTAAAACACTGACGAAAAACAGTGCGTTTACAGGTATTGTTGCGGCAATGGCAAAAGAAACAGCCATGACAATGCGAAATCTTACGAAAACAACAGGTTTTAAGGGCATACATGGATATATGGCAATCGAAAACGCATACGTTAAATCATTAGATAAGGCAATGATGAAGGTTGCAAGTGGTACTTTTTCACTCGATCAGGCAGTGAATGATTGTGTAAAAGAATTGTCAAAAAGCGGACTTAGAAAGATTGATTATAAGAGTGGTCGAAGTTATCAATTAGATACTGCAGCAAGAATGTGTGTTAGAACAGGAAGTGCAAAGTTATCCGGCAATATCAGTATGCAACATTGTGATGAGACAGGCACTGACCTTGTAGAAGTAGATGCTCATTGGGGCGCGAGACCAGAACATGCAGAATGGCAAGGGAAGATATATTCAAGGAGCGGAAAGAATAAGAAATATCCTGACTTTAAGGTGTGCAGATATGGAGAAGTTGATGGTTTGTGCGGAATAAACTGCCGACACACATATTATCCATTTTGGGAAGGTATATCAGTACCAAACACATGGCCATCAGAACCTAAACCAGTTGAATATAATGGTAAAGAGTACAGTTATTATGATGCAACGCAAAAGCAAAGAGCAATGGAAAGAAACGTAAGAGCCACAAAGAGAGAAATAGAAGCGCAAAGGTCATTAGGTGGAGATACAAAGGAACTAGAAGCAAGAAAGCGAAAGCAGATTGCAGAGTATCATAAGTTTAGCAATACAGTTAATATCAGTCCTAAGGATAACAGGCTTAGATATGTTCGTGGTAGTAGTGATAAAACTAAGACAAAAGCATACGTGAATAATCAAAAGTATAAATATGCTAAATCGAATGGAATTGGATAAAATGTTTACTTCAACGAAAATAGATCATATAGAATAGACAGTAAAAATTATTCAAAGGAAATTAACAACGGTATGAGTGATGCCGCTAAAAAGGTCGCAAAGTATGGAAGTTATAATCAATATGAATATATGAGTTTGATTGATTTAAAATCAGGAAATGAACTTGTATTTCATACAGATAAGGAGTTTGATTCTGTTGGTGGTAAAGTTTTGCGTGATTTTTTAGAAAATAATAAAGATGCATCTGTTGCATTTATTCATAACCATAATGAGTCTACAAAATTATCTTTTCCTGATGTTGAAATAATGGCTAATAATAATCAAATAAAATTAGTTGCAGCTGTAAGAAATGATGGTATAATATCAGTAATAGAGAGTAATGGTAAACATACAACGGAATATTTACCATTACGATATGATAATGAAGTTATAAAATATAGAGATGGTAAATACGGTAAATATGTTCCAATAGAAAGTACGCATAAATATATGTTAGAAAAAGAACAATTATTAATAAATTTAACAATAGAAGAATTTGCAGAAGGTGGTATGATAATATATGAATAACACTATACATGTTGGAGACATAACGATAACAAAAGAGTTTGGGGAAAAATTAGCTGTAGATGAGTTGGATCATTTGCTGTTAAATGGTTATCCATTTGTTAAAAGGGACATGACTGTTTTAGAATATATTTTAGAAAAGAAATACTACGGAGAAAACTATTCTAATGTTTTAGATGGTACATATGTACCATTGTGGAAACAAAAAAAACATAGTTGAAAAAAACAAACGTATGTGCTATATTATCAATAGGGGTGAAATAATGCCAAGAGAAGAATGGATATCATGCCCTTCATGCAATGGTGCAAGGGTGTTAAAAGTAAGAGATGATACAGTGGTACATAATCTCCCTATTTATTGTAAGAAGTGCAGAAAAGAATCTATTATATCTATTACATCAAAGGATATAACGATTAGAAAAATTAGATAAGGTCAGAGCCTTAGAGCCAGTACCAAGAGCCAGAGCCACAGAGCCAGAGCCAAGTATTCAGAATTAAATTTTTGAGTATTTGGCTTTTTTTATTTGGAAGTGTATATGGATATACATGAAAACAGTCCTCCGTTCATATCGGTTCGATTCCGATACTTCCAGTTGCCTAATCGCAGAAAATGCGATTCACAAATCATTTTAGGAAAAGGAGTAAGAAAATGAAAAATATTTTAGAGATCATGAAAGAGTATGGTTTTGAAGTTCCAGAGGATAAGAAAAAAGACTTCGAAAAATCTGTATTGGATAATTATAAGACTGTAACAGACTATGAGAACCAAACAGAGAAGTTAAATAAGGCGAATGATACCATCAAGGCAAATGATACCGCAATGAAAGACCTTCAGACAAAGATTGATGAGTTTAAGGACGTTGATGTTACTGCTCTTAATGAGCGAATCAAAGAGTTAGAAACAGAAAAAGGCACTATTGAATCTGATTATCAGGCAAAACTTGCTGATCGTGATTTCAACGATATTTTGAAAGAAAGTATTTCCGCCGCTAATGGTAGAAATGCAAAAGCAATTTCCGCTTTACTTGATGTGGATACATTAAAAGCATCCAAGAATCAGAAAGAGGATATTACAGCAGCTATTAAGGAATTAACAGAAGCAGAGGATAGCAAAATGCTTTTCGGTGAACCGGAGGCGAATCCAATTGGAACAGGAAACCCTATTGGAAGTATTGGTAGTGGAAGCGCAGGAGATGCAGAAATAGCACAGATGAGGGCAGTCATGGGATTGCCACCAACGGAAGGAGATAAGTAAAAATGGCAAACGCAATTACAAAATTTAAGGCATATACCACATTATTAGATGAGGTATATAAGAAAGCTTCGTTAACATCTGATTTAGATGGAGCACCTGAATTAGTTAAACAGGGTGCAAATGCAAATGAGTTAGTAATCCCTAAGATTTCAATGGATGGTCTTGGAGATTATTCACGAAACGGAGGTTATGTTTCTGGTGATGTAACAATGACCAACGAAACAGTATCTTGTAACTTTGATAGAGGTCGTATGTTCTCTGTTGACAATATGGATAATGTGGAGACAGCAGGTCTTGCTTATGGACGTTTGGCATCTGAATTTATCAGAACTAAGGTAGTACCAGAGTTAGATGCGTTCCGTTTTGCTACATATGCAGGTATTTCAGGTATTTCAACGACTGATGCGGCTGCATTATCTACAGGAGCAGCAGCACTTGCAGCAATCGCAACAGCATATGACAAGATGACGGATGATGAAGTACCAGAGGAGAACAGAATACTATATGCTACTCCAACCATCTTAGGACTTATCAGAGACTTAGATACAACTAAGTCAAAAGAGGTTATGGCACAGTTTACAAAGGTTGTATCTGTACCACAGGGCAGATTTTATACTGCTATTGATCAGTTAGATGGTTCTACATCAGGAGAAACAGCAGGCGGATACATCAAAGATGCTACAAATGGAAAGAACATTAACTTTATGATTATTCATAAGGATGCAGTTATCCAGTTTGAGAAGCATGTTGCACCTAAGGTTATTACACCAGAAATGAACCAGACATCAGATGGTTGGAAGTTTGGTTATCGTAATGTATCAATTGCAGATGCTTACGATAATAAGGTTGCAGGTATCTACCTTCACAAGGCTACAGCCTAGGAGGTAGTACATGAGAGTAGTAGGTTTAGTTACAGATAATAAAGTCAAGAAGGTGGAAGAAAGAAAAACTTCCGCCAAAAAGCCAAAAGAAGATAATGTTAAAAATACTACAAATAAGTAGGAAGGTGGGGGTTGTAAATGTCACAAATTATTAATTGGGAGTATTACGGCTCCCATTTTCCCAATATTATACCTGAAGATAAATTTGATTCGGTAGAAGTACAAGCTGAAGTTGAGTTTAACAAGGTTGTGCATCCATATATGCTTGCTGATATATCGGAAGATAGTAAGAAAGACTGTATTTTCCAGTTGTGCAATTTCATTTACAGCAACCAACCTACTTTATCTGGTAAGGCAGTAACATCAGTTAATAATAATGGTTATTCGGAGAGTTATGCTATCACATCAAAGGAACAGGCAAATAGTGCAATGAGAGACATTATATACAGTTGTGTTGGCAGATTGGCAGGTGCATTTTAATGAATGACAAGACAATCACAATATACAACTATCATAAAACAGACAAGGTGGAAAGTTGGAAAAGAACTGTTATCAACGGTGTTGAGTACAGAAAGACAACCGCAAAGTCAGTATCTTCGTCAGGTGCGATAGTTATGACTCCTGTTATTAATGTTGTTATTCCATACAACGCAGATGCGAGTGGAAGAAAATACATTGATTATGTGGAATATTTGAAGTTGTCTGAATCTGATGTTGATAAGTATTGGACTGTCAACCCAAAATGTAACAAAGAGGTTATTGTATGCGGTGTATGCGATAAAGATATTTGTGATACGTACAAAATAAGTCAGTTAAAAGAGGACTACTATAAGGCAGGTATCATATCTGCTTTTGATGATAACACAGAAGGTGATTTATTAAAGCATTACAAGGTGGTGTGCAAGTAGTGGCAGAAATGTTTAACCTTAGTCTAAAAGCATTAGAGATGGACGTTGCTAAGTCAATGCAAAGACTTGGTATTGAAGAGCAAGGAAAAATTCAACAGTTTATAGACAATGAAGTGCTTCGGAAGAATGATCCATATGTCCCAAAGGACAATGGAGATTTGATAAAAAGTGGTGATACGCATACAAAACCAGGTAGCGGAGTAGTTGTATACTCCACTCCATATGCTAGGAAACAGTATTATATTCCGATGGAGCATAAAGAAGGTAAAAGATGTGCGTACTGGTTTGAAGTAATGAAATCTAGTGGAGGCAAAGAAGAAATATTAAATGGAGCGAGGAAGTTGATAGGAAAATGACAGTATCAGAGAGTATAAAAGAATGGTTATCCGGATATGATGGTGCGGATATAAGCGAAATTGCAACAGATTTTATAGAAGGTGATAATGGTAGTTTTTCCATCTTTAAGAGTCCAAACACAATAGAAGTTGAGTATATTGATGGGAGTAAGTTAGTATCAGAATATTATCAGTTTTTCGCACGTCAATCAACGATTGAAGAGAATGAAAGAATCGACAATCAACAGTTTTTATGTGATTTAGAGGATTGGGTGTCAGAAAACGATTTTGAAGAGAGATACCCAACATTACCAAAAGGAATGACATGTACAGAAGTAGCGGTATCAAACAGTGAAACAATCATTTCGCAAGAAGATGATAGTGCTATTTATCAGATTACTATAATGATTCAGTATTTGAAAGAGAGGTTAAGAAATGAGTAAAACAGAGTTAGTAAAGAAGCACAAAATCGGATTGTTTTTGAAGAATGGAGAAACATTTAGCAGAATTAAGAAATCTACAACATTAACATTGTCGATGAATCCTGCAGAGCAGGAGTACGATTACATTGCAGACGAATCACCAACAACCGAATTGGAAGATTATAAACCATCAATCGACCAGGATTTAGCAATGTATACAGGAGAACCTGACTATGAAATGTTATGGCCATACTTCTACGAGATGAAAACAGGTTCCGATGCTCATACACAGTGTATGATTGTATTTATGCATAGACCAGTGGATGCATCAGGAGAAGATATTACACTTGATGATACAACATCTACTGTCGCAGGATATAGAGCATGGTTGACTGATTCAGTTGTATCAATTCAGGACCTTAATGCAGTTGACAAGAAGCTTAATTTTAAAGTTATCTTTGGCGGCGGTGTTAAGAAAGGATTTGCAACAATGGTAAATGATGTTCCGACATTTAAGGATACCATGACATCTGCTTTAACAGAGTAATAAAAAACAGGAGGACGTTACTATGGAATATGTTTTAGATTTTAAAGGTGGATTATACAATCTACCAAAGTATACATTGACAGTAAAAGATGAGATTGACAACATCAATGCAAAAATCGAAAAGGAAAATGTACAGTCTATGGACAAGTTCAAGGCTATGTACAATTTTGTAAGAAAGTCAGTTGGTGTGGAAAATGCAAATGAGATTTTTGGGACAGATGATGTTAAGGAAATGGATCTAAATGATATTAACATCTGTTATCTTGGAATCTGTGTTGCTTATGACAACCCTGTTAATGAGTATAAGAAAGAATATAACGCATTAAGCAGAATCAATGATGAAGATAAGGAGTTCCTTAAGGACATCATGAAGAATGCAGGTAATATCCAATCACTTGCAAGTACTGTAAAAAATGCGAATGTTCGCTCGGTACGATGATTGACTTAATGAATAAGGCTTTGCCATACACGATAAATATTGGTGGTAAAGCCTTTAATGTTAATACAGATTTCAGAGTATGGATGAGGTTCTCAAATTCGTTTGAAAAATGGGATAAAAAAGGGGAACTTGATATAAGTTACCTTTTCAAAGATGAAATGCCTATATTCCGAAATAAAGAGGATTATGATGGAATATTTGAGTTTGCTTTCCCAACAAATATTGTTCCGAAATCAAACGAAAGTATAGGTGTGCGTGTACTTGATTATGAAATAGATGCTGATTACATATACAGTGCTTTTTTACAGCAATATGGAATTGATTTAATGGATGCTGATATGCATTGGCATAAGTTTAAGGCATTGTTAAATGGTATCAATACAGGTACAAAATTACACGACATTATGGGATACAGGTCATATACAGGAGAATCCATTAAGAACCAAGATACATTATACAAGAGATTACGAGACGCATGGGAATTACCTATGCTTGAATCAGAGGAAGAAAAAGAGTTAGAGAATACATTTAACGATTTCTTCGGATAGACAACAGAGCCAGAGCCAAGAGCCAGAGCCTTAGAGCCAGAGCCAAGAGCCAGAGCCTTATAGACACGTAGAGAAAGAGGTGATTTATAGTGGCAGATGGCTCATTGATTTTTGACACAAAATTGGATAATAGCGGCTTGAAAAAAGGACTTAGTATTGTTGGAAGTGTTTCTGCTGTAGCATTTAAGGCAATAGGTACTGGAATAGGTGTTGCAACAGGTGCGGTGGCAGCACTTACAAAGGCAGCAGTAGGATGTTATGCGGAATATGAGCAGTTAACAGGTGGTGTAGAAACACTGTTTAAAAGCAGTGGAGATACAGTAATGGAATATGCCAATAATGCATATAAGACTGCCGGAATGTCTGCAAATGAGTATATGAGTACAATTACCGGATTCTCTGCTGCTATGATTAGCAGTCTTGGAGGTGATACTCAAAAAGCGGCAGAGTATTCAAATCAGGCGGTTACTGACATGTCTGATAATGCAAATAAGATGGGTACTAGCATTGATAGTATCCAACAGACTTATGCAAGTTTATCTCGTGGTAATTTTGCAATGCTTGATAATTTAAAACTTGGATATGGCGGCACAAAAGAAGAAATGCAAAGGCTTTTATCCGATGCAGAGAAACTTACTGGTAAGAAATTTGATGTAAGTAATTTTGCAGATATAACAGAAGCAATTCATGCAGTTCAAACAGAAATGGGTATAACTGGAACAACCGCAAAAGAAGCAGGTACTACTATTGAAGGTAGTATGAACATGGCTAAGGCATCATGGCAGAACCTATTGACAGGTTTAGCAGATGGAAATGCTGATTTAGATGGATTGATTGATAACTTCGTTCAATCTGTAGTAACTGTAGGAGAGAACTTATTGCCAGTAGTTCAGCAATCTATTGAAGGTATTGCACAATTGGCAGAATCATTGCTTCCACAGATAGCAGAAATGATACCAGGGTTAATAGAAAGCACATTGCCTGGATTGTTAACTGCAGGTACTAGTATCATTTTAACACTTATACAAGGCATAGTTGATTCCTTGCCTACATTGATTCCAGTTGCAGTTCAGATTGTAATGCAGTTAATAAATGGGTTATTGCCATTGCTTCCACAGATACTATCAGCAGGATTGCAAATATTATTACAGTTGGCTATGGGTATTGCACAGGCATTACCACAGTTGATACCTACAATCGTAGATATAGTTTTGCAAATTGTAGAAACTTTAGTTGACAATATAGATTTATTGATAGATGCATCTATACAGTTAATGTTAGGTCTTACAGAAGGATTGATAAATGCAATTCCATTATTGATAGAAAAGGCACCTACAATTATTCAAAAATTAGTGTCTGCAATTGTGAAAAATGCAGGAAAATTGGTAGAAGCTTCATTTCAAATGATGAATATGCTTGGTAAAGGTATTATAGACAATCTTCCTAAATTATTAGTAAATGTCGTGAAGCTAAATGCTTCTATAATTAAAGGCTTAGAATCTGGACTGTCTGATATAAAAGATATGGGTGTTAATTTAGTAAAAGGCTTGTGGGAAGGTATGAGTAATAACATTGAATGGATAAAATCTAAAGTTGCAGATTTTGCTAATAAGATTATCGAAACAGCAAAGAAAGCACTTGGAATTCATTCGCCATCAAAAGAATTTGCATGGATTGGAAAGATGTGTATAGAAGGTTTTGACGGAGAAATGGAAGATTACAACCCATATGACACATTACAGTCAAGCATGAAAGCAAATAAGGCTACACTTGCAATGGACTACAACGCAGGTATTGAAATGACATATGGACATACAGGTGCTTATGACTATGATAAGCAAGCGGAAGCAACGGTATATGCTTTTGAAAGAGCAGGGATAACAATGAATGTTGATGGCAGACCATTTGGAAGATTAGTTAGGGGGTACATTTAATGGATATTTATTATTTGAATAGTAAAAACGATAAAATATATCTTGATAGATACCCATTTAAAATGCTTACAGATACAGATGCTTTTGATTATGAGTGGAGTTACGAGCAGAAAAACAACAGAATCAGAAACATTGAACGTGCTTTGAAAACACCATCAGTTAATATTGTTGTAAGTGGTAATAATCAATCAGAATATAAGGAAAATTTAGAAAAGCTTATTGAATGTATTGAATGCGATATTGTATCTGGAACAACAGGGAGATTGTATTTTGGAGATTACTATTTACCATGTTTCTTTTGTAAGAGTAAAAAGCCTGACAAGTATATAAATGTTAAAAAATCAATGATTACTTTGTCACTTGTTTCTAGCAGTGCATCTTGGATACGTGATGAACAATTTGAGTTCCGCTACGCAGAACAGGAAGAAGATACATCAGGACATGGTTATCCATATGGATATGACTATGACTATGCTGCTAGTACCGGATATACATCTCAAATGTCGTGTTCGGCAATCGGTGATAGTGACTTTATTTTAACAATATACGGATATGCATCTAACCCAGAGATTGCGATAGGAGATAATGTATATCGGTTAAATTACACGATACAGAAAGGTGAGATTGTAAAATTAGACACAAAGGAACAGACCATAATGTTACTTAAATCAAACGGAATAATTATAAATTTATTTGCTTATAGAGATTTGGAACATTATATTTTTACCAGAATAAAGACTGGTGAACAAAAAGTATACTGGAACGGTAAATTTGACTTTGACATTATGCTTAAAAATGAAAGGAGTGAGCCGACTTGGACGTAATATACACAGACGTAAACCGTATTGACAAAGGTGTTTTACACAGCTTTTCTATTGACTATGATGCAACAGAAACAAAGGACTTTGTGATAACTGTTGGAATGGATAATGACGTAATGCAAGGTGGTTGTTGGTGGTATGTAGACGGGACGGAATATGGTGGTATTGTAGACTCTAAAGAGATTGTAACATCAGAAAATACGATAAATTACAAAGGAAGAAACTTTCGTGCAATTTTGGAAAGCAAGGTGATTCAGCCACCTACAGGTACTGACTACAAAATAGTATACGGTAATCTTGCAACTGTTGTAAATGGCTTGTTAAATGATGCAGGGATTGGGGATATTTTCGTATTCGACAAAAGCAATATTAATATTTCATCCTTCCAGTTTGCACGATATACGGACCTATATTCAGGTATCGTGGCAATGGCAAGCAGTGTTGGAAAGTACATAGCATTAAAATATCGTGAAAAAGATAGGAAAATACACATTCAGTTTGAGGATGGAATCGACTACACGAATGAAAAAGAATACAACCAGGATGATGTTTCATTCCGTATTGAACAACACTACAGATCAGTAAACCATTTAATATGTCTAGGAAAAGGAGAACTAAAGGATAGAACAGTAGTCCATCTTTACACGGATTCACAAGGAAATATAGGTGAACAGCAGACATTTTTTGGAATAGAAGAAAGAGAAACCATATTTGAAGATACGTCTGCAGAATCAAGGAAAGCACTAAAGGAAGGAGGAATAAAACGTCTTGAAGAACTAAAATATGATGATACATTTGAGGTCACTGTACCAGACAGAGAAATGAAGATAGGAGACATTATAGGCGGTCGAGAAAACAAAACCGGCATCTATGTTAAAAGAGCCATTACCAATGTAATAGCAACCATAGATGATGTGGGGATAAGCATTGACTACAAAGTAGGAGAGAACTCTTCGAAATCTTCAAGCAGTGGCGGTTCATCTTCTGGTTCATCTTCACCACCTTATAATCTTCCGATAGCATCATCAGATGTTTTGGGCGGTGTGAAGATAGGAAACAACCTAACAATAGGAGCAGATGGAAAGGTGAGTGCACCGGCACCAACACCTGCATACACATTGCCAACAGCGTCACCAGATGTTTTGGGTGGTGTAAAAATAGGTAATGGTCTCACTATTGAAAATGGAATATTGAGCACATCAGGTGGAGGGGGTTCTATTACTGTAGATGTTCTGGTAAGTGGCGAGTACATAGCAGCGTACACTATTGAGCTATCTGCATCAATAGAAAACTACGACTACATAGCTATATATCATGGCTGTAAGGACATAACTACAAATGAAAAGCAAGCTTACATTTTAAAGGTTAGTGATGTGGTGGCTGACGGATATAGTGAAACAGTAGCTCACTTCATGCTTAACCCATACAGCACATATTATTATAGAGCTGGTTTTAAAAATGAAACTACGATAAAAACAATAGGAACGTCACAAAATATATGTATTTATCACATTGACGGAATTAAAATTTAAGGAGGAAATAATATGCAAATAATAACAGGAAAAACAGGAAGCAACCACGTAACATCAGACGATGATAGAAACCTACACGCAGGTATCTTTGGCAACGGAAGTTACGTATTAAACACAGGTCTAAAACTATCGGCAACCATCGAATCTGCAAATGTTATCCGTTTGGCATCAGGAGATATTTGCCACCAAGGAACCCATGCCCGTATACCTTTTGGCGAATATGAGGACGTGCAGATTGACAACGGAACAACAGGATACAAACGTAAAGACCTTATTGTAGCAAGATACGAAAAAGCGGGCGGCATCGAAAGTATGTCAATCGAGGTAATAAAGGGTACACCTGCAGCATCAGATCCAATGGAGCCAGAATATAACGATGCAGATATATTAGAGGGTGCAACATTGTCTGATATGCCTTTGTATGTAGTGACGTTAGATGGTGTAAATATAGATAGTGTTATTATGAAATCAAAAATTGCAAATGCAAAGTTAGCTGATATTTTTAATATGGTATATCCTGTAGGTTCAATATACATGAGCGTATTAAATGTAAGCCCAAGTACATTATTTGGTGGAACTTGGGAAAGATGGTCGGAAGGAAGAGTACCTATAGGACTGAATGAAAATGACACAAGATTTAATTCTACCGAAAAAGAAGGAGGAGCATATACTCATAACCATGAATTGCATGTAAATGGTACAAAATTGACAATCGACCAGATTCCTCCTCATGCACATGAGTACAGAAAAGTTCCTAATTTACCAACAATTGGATATCAAAAGGCAGTATCAGGAAATTCGGCTTATTCGACTGCTAGTTATGAAAATACGGAAACAATAGGTGGCGGACGAGCACATATACATACTGCATCATCTGAAAATGAGAGCAACTTACAGCCATACATCACATGCTACATGTGGAAGAGAACAGCATAAGGGGGATAAAAATGGAAAAATCACATGAAATATTATTATTAATCAAAGCGGCATTTATAACAATCTTTAGCACGATATTTGGTTGGCTAGGTATCTTAGCAATACCACTATGTATGTTGCTAGGACTTAACATTGCAGACTATTGGACAGGCATCACAGCGGCACCATATAGAGATACGGAGGACGAAAGACCAGTTAAGTCGTATAAGAGCATAAGAGGTATACAAAAAAAGGTATGCATGTACATATTGGTTGTGGTTGGTGCATCAGTAGATTGGTTATTGTCAAATACATTGCAGACTGCAGGGTTTGATTTTAAATGGCCAAGCGTATTTGCAACTGTGATAACATGTTGGTTGATATTTAATGAGATTATAAGCATTTTAGAAAATATAGAGGACATCGGAACACCTATACCTCCGTTTTTAATGCCAATCATGAAACTGATCAGAAAGAATATCACAATAGAAGGAGATAGCGAAGATGAAAACATCTGACAATGGAATAAACCTTATCACATCCTTTGAGGGATGTGTATTAACAGCCTATCGTTGCCCTGCAGGTGTACTTACAATCGGATATGGTCATACCGGCAGTGATGTAAAGGTTGGACAAAAGATAACGAAGCAAAAAGCAAAAGACCTGCTAGAAAAGGACCTCTCACGATTTGAAAAGGCAGTATTAAAATACAACGAAAAGTACAAATGGAATCAAAACCAGTTTGATGCGCTGGTGTCGTTTGCCTATAATATTGGCTCAATAGACACTTTAACCGCCAATGGCTCACGTACCATTGCACAGATTAGTGCTAAGATATTAGCATATGACAAAGCGGCAGGTAAGACATTAGCAGGACTAACAAGGCGAAGAAAAGCCGAAAAAGAGTTGTTTGATAAGGTCGTGGCTAAATCTACCACAACCAATAAAAAAACGTCAAATAAGGCTACCACAGACAAAAATACAAGCAAACAAAAAGTGATTAAGATTGGTACTAAGGTTAAAATCAAAAGTGGAGCAAAAGATATAAACACAAAAGGCAAGTATGCATCATTTGTGTACAAGACAGTCTACCAGGTACACGCATATGATAGCAAATATGTTATCTTTGGCAATGGTAGGGTTGCGGTCGGAAAGGTCGCAAAGAGCAACATCATATTACAGTAAAATAGTACATTTATTAGCCTCTGGGAACAGGGGCTTTTTTTAAAATTAATACATAAATATTAATTGTCAAATATCATAATTTATTTGCTACTAGTGACACACTAGTGACACTCATGTATTATAAATGGCTTAAATACTATATGTTTTATAATATAAAATTAACATCTTCTTAAAATTTTATAAATATACCCGTATATAAAATATCAACATGTGTTGATTTTACTACATTCTTTAAAAATTGATACATGTAATTTTATAGTGATTTTAACACTACTAGTGACACACTAGTGACACTAAATAGAACATCCGAAACGTCAAATCGGATGTTCTATTTTTATGAGTTCAACTGCTTCTCGTAGTTCCTCTATATCCTTATGTGTGTATGTCCTTTTTGTAAGTGTTTTTGATGCATGTCCAACTAATCTATCAATACAAACATCATTTGCTCCAGCGGTATCTAATAGTGACGTAAATGTGTGCCTACAGTCATGAGGTGTATGTTTATCCATAATTCCGCATTCTTTCAAAACATTTTTAAATATACCATAATATGTAGGTTTAGACATATGATAGTTTTCTTTAAAATCTGATTTTAAATAAAATTTATTCGATTCATTGTAATATCTCATAAATATGTCTTTGATTCCAGAATGAATTGGAACTATTCTTTTTTTGCCAGCATCAGTTTTTATTCCACCGGTCATTGTACAATTTTCCATGTCAATGTTTGATGTTTCCAATTCCATAAACTCTGTTATTCTCCAACCAGTATATATCAGTATAAGTACAGTATCGCAATAAGGTATTTTATCTACATTTTTCCACAATGTTGCAATATCTTCTTTTGTAAATGGTACACCGCATTCATCATCTTCTTCCTTTGTTATTTCTATATATTCAGAATAGTCTTTTTTTACAATATTATACTTCATAGCATATTTAAACACTTGTCTAAAAAGATTTTTAATATGCTCCATATATGCGTGCGATAAAGAATAGTCGTCTATAATATTCTGCATATCATCTGATGTTATATCATTTATTTTCATTTTGTGTAAAACTTTGCATTTATCATATGCTCCCTTTGAACATCTTATAGTGCTGTCAGAATACTTTTTGTTGCTTTTTAAATATTTCCAATCAAACCACATTTCATATACTTCTGAAAATGTCAATTTAGACGAATTAATATCATATGGTGATTTGTTGTATTCAGCAAGTGCCATCATTGCTGTTGCTCTGTCCTCAAATCTTCCAAGCACATCAAATGTTGGATAGTTACGTTCGTCCATTCTGGTATTCACACGTACCTCATATTTTTTCCGTCTTTTACCAGATAAGGTTACAACACTTCCGTATCCGTTTGGATTTCTCATTGGTTTACCTCTAGCCATATATATATCACTCCTTTTTTGAGTATAAAAAATACACCCTATACATTTTAATGTGCTTTGTGATATAATATGCTTGCTTAGGGACATATATATCACATGATGTATAAGTTCATTGCTCCGGTTCTTATGAGCCGGGGCATTTTTGTTTATTTAATAAATTCTATTTTTTCTGTTTTTATTTCATTACCATAATCACCATTAGGTCTTATATTTAAAGAAAACTCAATGAAATCAACAGAGTCTATTTTATGTTCTTCTTTGAATGATGAATCTATTTCTAATTCTAATTGTATTGTATTTTTTGGGAATATATATACGTCCATTGTATCGAATGAATTATCATATGCCCATTCATTTATTGAAGCATTATCAACATCAATAGAAATGTAATCATTACTGTTGTTTGTTATTTGTATTATTGCTTTATCGTTTAAAATTTCAACAATTGATACATTTACGTTATTCATATCAATTGGTGATGCTGCTGGCTCTACTATTTTATCGGATGTATATTTATTTGATTTCATATTGATAATACCTGTATCAAAATCTTTCATATTTGTTTCGTGATCATATGCCCAAAATATTACATCTATATATTCAACATCACCACATTTATCTATCCAATCGCTTTCAAATGTTATAGTAGCATTTGCTTTCTTTCCAGATGGTACATCTGTATCCATTGTATAAATATTGCAGTTTGTCATTATACCATTAATTGAAATTGCATGAGCATAAAATCCATAATCTTTTGACGAATTATTTTCTATACAAAATGTAATTGATTTTTCATCGTTTGAAACAATAGATATTATGCAATCGTTTTTATTATATATTTCTTCTGTAGAAAAGTTTAACTTTGTATTATTTTCATTAGAACTTTCTGATTTTACAATTTCTTTTGATTTATCTGGTGAATCTGTATTATTGTTTATATATGAGAAAAAGAAAATCCATGCAAAAAATATACATATTGCAGCAATAGACCATCCATGCTGTTTATTATCTTTATTATTTTTTGATTTGACTAAATCTATTATTGCTAAAATAACACCTATTATAGAAATATATCCACATCCACATATTGAGATTATAAATGATATTATACTTAATACACTATCATTTTTATTTTTTTGATTAGTATTGCTATTTATGTTATTTTTACTTTTATTTATCGGCCTAACTATATTAAAGTAGTCATCTATTGCTTTATTAGCAATTTTCTTATCTATTTGTGTGAGTTCTACAATTTTTTTTGATGCATGGAACTTATCGTAATTAGATAATTTCATTATTTCATCCATATTAACATTTATATTGTTGATATTAAAAATAATATCCTCTCTTTTTTTTGTTAATTCAATTGGACAACCACAATTAGGACAAGTTTCCGCTTTATCTGATATTTCTTTACCACATTCATTACATTTAATAAGTGACATTAAAATCCCCTCCTATTTTAACTAACTTTATGTCTATAATACTCTAATACATCAATATCCCTATCTCTACTTTCAAAATCAAGACGGAATATATGACTTAATTCGTGGATATAGCCATTCATTTGTTGTTCACTGCTTAATCTACTATTTAAAAAAATAGTATAACTTCCATCATCATTTAAAGTAGAAGCAGCAGGAACACTATTTTTAAAATCTAAATAATGTACAAAGATGTCACTTAACAATAAAATCCCCCTCCTTTGTATTATTTTTTTATAATATCATTACATAGTGACACACTATGGCATTATTCGTGATTTTCTTTCTTTTTAAGTGCAAGTAACATTGTATGTACTGTTTGTAAATCCTCTGGGTCTGCATCTCTTGCGGCATCAAATAATAATGAAAGTTCTTTGTTTTCATATATTTCTTGTGCCATTTCTTTTGTTTCATCATTGAAGTAATATTCTTCTTGTACTTTATCCATTTTATCTTCTATTAAATCTGAACGTTTTACTCCGAAATATTTTGCTAGAGTGTCTACTTTATCCATTCTTGGAAGTCTTGTTGCATTGCACCAAGTAGAAACAGCAGATTTATTAAATCCAAGGTCATTAACTAAATCTATTTGGTCCTTATTATTTAATTGCATATATTTATTTAAGTTCGTTGAAAAAATTTTCTTATATATATCATCACTCATTATTTCCACCACCTTCATATATATTAAATACTATTTTAACACAAAGTAGATTTGTTGCAACAAAAAAGTAAAAAAAGTTTACAAAAAGTATTGACATCTACTTTAATTAGAGTTATACTATCGTTAATTCAATAAGAAAGGAGAGATACATTGAGTGAATTTAAGATTTATCCGTCTGCTGCTAGGGTGAATGCACAATTGACACAGTCTGAATTGGCTGAAAAAATGGGCGTTTCTAAGCAGACAGTAATTAATTGGGAAAAGGGAAAAAGTCAGATAGGTATTCCAGAATTAGATATGCTGTCAAGACTATCTGGAATACCAACAGACTATATTTTTTTACCTTATAAGTCTACTAAAAGTAGATAAATGTACACCACGAACGGAATAACCAGTAAACAGAAAGGAGAAGAGAGATGGTAGAAGTAATAGGAATTTTGGGAGTTGATTATACAGTACAAGAAGTTGCCTGTATATCAAAAGATACTTTTTTGTATGGTGAGATAGACTTTGTAAATCAAATTATAAAAATAGACAAGAGCCTAACATCTAACAAGAAGGAACAAACTTTATTGCATGAAATATTACACGCAATACTTGAAGAGTTAGGATTGCAAGAGATTAACCAGAATGAAGAGGCAGTACAGAGCATATCAGCAGTACTGTACCACCTCCTCAAGACACAATCTATTTTTTCTTAGATGGTGTCTGTGATAATGCACTACCTGCAGCTGTTTTAGATGCCTTACTAGTACGTCCGTCACGAAGTACTTTTGAAGCAGCAGATGCGGCTTTTGCAGATGTTTGTTTTTTATTAGTTGGCATAGATTTATCTCCTTTCAAATTACTCGGCATGGAAGTGCCTGTAACACAATTATAGGAGATATTAAAAATTTAAGCAAGAAAGAGGTGATAGAAATGCCACCATCAAGAGATTTAACAATGCTTAAGCCAAACCCACATAAATTTTTAGTTGCAATGGCAAGAGCAGAACTAGAACCAATGGAACTAGCACAAAAAGCGGCACTTAGTAACAACATAGTCTACTCAATGAGAAAAGGTTGTTACACAAAGCCAAAGTACATTGGTGCGGCGGCAAAGGCAATGGGAGTGGATGTGGAAGATTTAATTGAAAGGAGGTTAGGAAGTGACACTTAAAGAAGAGCAGTTGACAGCCATACAGAATTTAGGAGCAGGGGCATTTATATCTGGCGGTATCCTATGCTGTATGGCAGGTAACGGTATTACATTAGCCATATGCTTTGCAATTGCATGTATTGGTGTGGCAGATGTTTATATCTGTGAGTACCTATTGGACAAGCAGGCACAAAAAAATAAAGGTTGGTAACTTTGACGAGCAACAACCTTTATTTTTGGATAAATACGTATGTATTTTTACGTATATTATCACATTTTATAAAAATATGCAAATAAGGAGTTACGAAATGAAACAACCAAAAAGATTGACACGTATGCAAAAAGACATACTTAAATCTCACATGATGGACCCATTTAATTGGAAATGCGTGTCAGATAATAATGAAGTGCTTGTTGTAATCAACAAAAAAGGCACAATACGTAGAATTAAAAAGGAGAAATGATGGACAGAAAAAGATTACCATATGATATTTGCGGACGTTGTGGTGACCGGATTGATTATGGAGAACACTGCGATTGTCTCATGCGAGAATTTAGAGCAAAAGCAGAATATCAAAGGCTTATATGTCCTAATACAGATGGACAACTTAAATTTAATTTTGAAAGCGAGGAAAAAGCAGTATGAATTTGGTAGAAGTAAAGGTAGACAGTAAGTTAGGTACGATAGAGAGTAACCTATCGGCAGTTGCAGAATCAGTGAAAGCATATGTAAATGAATATGCAGATTATGTAGTAAGCGAAGAAACAGTTAAGGATAGTAAGTCATTATTGGCAGATATCCGTAAGCAACAGAAAGCATTGGACGATGAGAGAAAATCCATCAAGAAAACATGGAATGAGCCATATAACGCATTTGAGAAGCAGGCAAAGGAAGTTATTGCATTATATGATGAGCCAATCAATCAGATCAATATGCAACTCTTACAGTTTGAAGAGGATAGAAAAGCCAAGAAACGTGAGGAAATTAGAGAAGCATACGAAGAGTGTAAGGGTGATTTAGGCGAGTACCTTACATATGAAAAAATATACAATCCAAAATGGGAAAATGCATCTGTATCCATTAAATCTGTTAAAGAGGATATGGAAACACAGTTCGCAGGTGTTGAAATGTCTATTTCTACAATCAAGTCATTAAATTCAAAGTTTGAGGATAAAGGAATCGAAGTATACAAGAACACATTGGATATGCAGCAGGCTATCCAAACAATGACAAGATATCAGAAGCAGGAAGAGGAAATATTAGCACGTCAAGAAGCAGAGAAAAAAGCAGCAGAGGAACGTGCGAGATTGGAAGAGGAACGCAAGGCAGAGGAAAAGAGAAATGCAGAAGCGGCGGCTCTTGCTTATGAAATGGAACGTGCAAGACGTGACGAAGAGGATAGAGCAAAGGAGATATTTCCAGATGTTCCTCCAATGGACGAAGAACCTTTTGTTGCAGACGAAGAACCATTTGAAACGGATGATGAAGCACCATTTACCAAAGAGCATTTAGATTTGTATGTAGAGGTTAAGGTGCCTTATGATAAGATTTTTGAGTTTAAAAAGTATCTGGAAGATAACGGATATGATTTTGAAGTGGAGGGTTAAATTGGAAACACAAGAAATAATAGATAACATCAATTTACTTATTTTCGAATTAAAAGAAAATGGAATCAAGTTATATGATGAAGATAATTATGACAGATATTTGGATAATGTACAGTATTATCCAGAGGATAATGATGCTTTATTCTATACGGAAATATTATCATCAGAAGAAATTATGGAAAGAGAGGAAAAGAAAAGTGGAAGGTAAGATTTATGAGTTGATTCCGAAGGTAATGGAAGCAATCGGAGCAGTAGGGAAAAATCAGAAAAATACGCAACAAGGATTTATGTTTAGAGGTATTGATGCAGTCATGAATGCAATAAACCCTGCACTTGTTAAATATGGAGTATTTACAGTACCAGAAGTGTTAGAACAGACAAGAGAAGAAAGAACAACTGTAAAAGGTGCAAAACTCATTTATTCCATTTGTAAAGTTAGATATAGATTTTTTGCAAGTGATGGCTCATTTGTTGAAGCAGTAACAATAGGCGAGGGAATGGATAGTGGAGATAAGGCAACAAATAAGGCAATGGCTATTGCATTTAAGTATGCATGTTTCCAAGTGTTTTGTATTCCAACAGAAGAAATGAAAGACCCTGATGCAGAATGCCATGAGATTGCAGATGAAAAGATTGATGCTACAAAGGTAAATGCATTAAAGGCATTAGCCGAAAAGAAGGGAATTACTGAATCGTCAGTATGCAGCAGATATAAAGTAACATCATTTTCGGAAATGACATTGGATTTATTTATGCGAGCAATGAAAGCATTAGAGAAGACACCGGATAAGGAGAAATAATGAAAGCAACTTGTAAATGCATTGGAGCATCAAGGGATTTGAAAAGCAGAAAATATCATTTTACTTTTGAGATGAACGAAGATTCGGTAATTGAACAGTATGATGAAATTAAGGATATACCTGTTTTGGATATTGAGGTTAAAAAGCATAGAAAGAAACGTAGCCTTGATGCCAATGCATACAGTTGGAAACTGATAACAGAGATTGCAAATGTCCTTAGATCATCAAAAGATGAAATATATGAAATCCTAATTGTGAAGTATGGACAACCATTATTTGAGGATAACCAATTGGTTGAAGTAATACTTCCAGCAGAAGCAAATCCAAACATATTAGGACTTCATCTAAAAAATATAGGTACAAGGTATGACCTTAATACTGAAATGACACATTATATAGTATATAGAGGTCAATCAGAGTATGACACGAGAGAAATGTCTATTTTTATAGACGGAATTGTGTCAGAAGCAAAGGATTTAGGTATTGAAACATTAACACCTGATGAATTAGAAAGGATGAAAGCAGCATGGAAAGCATAATGCAGAATACACACGAATGTTTTTTGTGTGGTAAAAACGGTAGTTCTGACAGGTTAGAGGTCCATCATATTTTCGGTGGTAGCAACAGACAGCATTCAGAACAATATGGATTAAAAGTATTACTGTGTGGAGCAGAATGCCACAGATTAGGTTCAAATTCTGTACATATGAATAAATCTGTATCTGCCATTGTAAAAAGGCTAGGACAATCCAAATTCGAAGAAATATATACACATGATGAGTTTATGTCGATATTCGGCAGAAACTATCTATAAATGTAACTATAAACAGATGATTGGCACTGTTATACATCACAAATATAAAAGTGCTAACCTGCTATCGTTGGTCGGTAGCAGGGGAAAGGAGCATATGAGTTATAAAAAATATAGAGCAGTAAAGACAGTAGTTGATGGACATACGTTTGATAGTAAACGTGAAGCAGAAAGATATATGGAACTAAAACTTTTGGTTAAAGCAGGCTTAATTAAGAACCTTGATTTGCAGCCTAGTTTTCCATTACAAGACGGTTTTACATGCAAAGGTAAAAAGTATCGACCTATTATATATAAAGCAGATTTTGGCTACATAGAGAACGGCGAATATGTTGTAGAAGATGTAAAAGGAATGGAAACGGATGTATTTAAACTTAAGAGGAAGATGTTCATCAAGAAGTTTGGTGATGCATGCGACTTCCGTATTATCAAATAGGGAGGTGTAGCCATGTGTATAGAGGACTATATCCCATTTGGTAGAGATAATGCAGTTACAAGAGAATATTTAAAAAGAGTTACAGAATTAGATGATAGAACCATTAGAGATGAGATAAAAAAGGCACGTACTAAGAAATATATTGCTATCTTAAATATGCAAGACGGAAAAGGATATTATCGCCCTGATGAAAATGAACGTGCAGATGTTGAGAGATGGTTAAGACAAGAAAGACACAGAATGAAAGAAATAAGAGACGGAATGTCAGGTGCAATAGCATATCTGAACAAAATAGATGGTCAGATTGAATTACCAAATATTCCGTAGAAAGGGATGTTGAATGAACTATTTAGCAGAAATTAAAGCATTTTACGATATGCTCGAACTAAACCCGCAGCCCAACACTGCAATCGCATTATGGCATGCACTCATGTCCATAGCGAATAAAGCAGGGTGGCCAGATACGTTTACGGTAGCACAATCAATCCTTGGACTACGGTCTGGATTAAATGCATCTGCATTAAAAAGGGCAAGAAATAAGTTAGCCTTAGATGGATTCATTGAATGGAAACCTAGAGGTGGAAACCAATCAGCAAGATATAGAATGATTTCCGTTGTGGCTCAAAATAAGTATAAAAATGAACCACAGTGTGAACCACAAAGTGAACCACAATATGAACCACAGTGTGAACCACAAAGTGAACCCATTAATAAACATAAACAGAAACATAAACAGAAACAAACTAATATAAAGTGCAACACTGCCGATACAGAAGCCTTTTTTGAGACTATCTGGAAGTTATACCCTAACAAAAAGGGGAAGGGGCAAGTGTCAGATGCGTCTAAACGTAGATTGTTTGATGTTGGTTTCGATGAAATTGAAAGAGCAATTGATAGATATGTTGGTGATTTAAAGAAAGATGAATGGAGAAAGCAGCAGAACGGAAGTACATTTTTTAATTCCGGATATGTAGACTACTTAGATGCTAATTATGAGCCACCTAAGGATATTCCACGCAATAACCAATTTAATAACTACCAACAATCCACAAAGGCAGAGGACATAAGAGATATGGAGCAGATGTTCTTAGCAGAAAATAACGGAGGTTAGAGCATGTCGAAAACGCAATTAAAGATATATAACTTTCTAATAGAGTACGTAAGCGAGCATCTATATGCCCCATCAATGCAGGAGATTGCTGATTATATTGGAGTAACAAGATCAGTTGTATGGCATCACTTAGCCAAGATGGATACAAATGGATATATACGTCTTGGAGATTATAGGCAGAGCAGGGCAATTACTTTGATTGGGTATAAGTTGGTTAAGGATGGAGGATGTAATGATGGAAGAAAGACCAAAGTATAGAGACACAGTAGAAAAGATGGCTGCATTTTGCAATGACTGGAATATCGTTTTGATAAGGAAGATATAAACAGTATTGCATTTCCTTTTCAGAAAGACATTATACAGAGGGTAGAAAAAGGGGGGTGATAAGATGGAGCTATATAACGGTGACTGTTTGGATTTAATGAAACAGATACCAGATAATTCAATAGATATGATTTTGTGTGACTTGCCTTATGGCGTTACAGAATATGAGTGGGATAAAGTAATTAACGGTCAGGAATTATTTAATCAATACAAGAGGGTGTGTAAACAAAATGCTAATGTTTTGCTATTTTGTCAAATAGAATTTGCTAAATATTTGATGTTACAAGCTGTACCTACAGAATTTAGCCATTGTTTGATTTGGGCTAAGGAAAATAAAACCAGACACTTATCAGTCGATAAACTACCTATGTCACAGTATGAAATGATTTTATGTTTCAGGCTCAATAAATACAGAAACACCACAAGTCATTTAGCTTTAAGACATTATTTTACAAATGAATTAAAGGAAAGTGGTAAGACAGTAAAAGAAATTGAGCAAGAGATACCTAACTATAGTGCTCACCACTGGTTTCGCTTCTCATCTGATTACAGAATACCAACAGAAAAGAATTATAAGCGTTTACAAGAAATAACAGGACGGTTTAATAGAGATTATGCAGAAATAAGGGCAGAATTTTTAAGAGAAAAAAATAATGAGTGTACATATAACGGAAAAAACGAAAGCGACATTTTATATTTTTCGTTAAAGGAGGATAGAGTGCACCCTACTCAAAAACCTATAGAACTGTTGGAATACTTACTTAATATTTATTCTAATCAGGGAGATGCTGTACTTGATAATTGTATGGGAAGTGGTAGTACAGGTGTTGCGTGTGTAAATACAGGTAGGAATTTTATAGGAATTGAACTTGATAAAAAATACTTTGATATTGCTTCAAAAAGAATAGAAAAGGGGATGGTTTAATGTCTTTCAAGTTATCGCAAAAATATATTGATTTTATAAAAGATATGAACAGTAGGGCGGATTTTCTTGAGGGCACTTGAGACTACTGCATCCAGTAAGACTACAATAGGTGCAGGTGTTAAGTTTATCTGTGATAGAGGAGTATCACATGAGATAGTAAGGATATGGTTGGATATATTGTAGTTGGTGCTGTAGCTGGAGTAGATGTTCTAAATACAAAAATATGCAAAGATGATAAGGACGAAAAGCATATGACACCTTTACAACTTGGATTGATTAGAAAATTAGTGAATTGGAGAACGAACAAAGGAGAGATTGTATTTGATCCTTTTAGTGGTGTTGGTTCAGTTCCTTATGTGGCAGTCCAAGAGGGAAGAAAAGGAGTTGGATTTGAGTTAAAGACTGCATATTTTAACCAATCTGTTAAGTACGCAAAGGAATTAGAAGATGATAGCCAAATGAGTTTGTTTGATTTCTTGGAGGTACATGGTGATTGAGCAATGGAAACAGATAGGCACATCAGCATACGAAATAAGCAATCTTGGAAGATGCAGACATATACTAAAAAACGGATATAGGATGCTGAAACCATATTGGCATAAAAAGAAAAGGCGAGACATCTATGTATATAAAATAAAAATAGATGGAAAACAAAAGGAATTAAAGGTTATTTCACTTGTTGCAGAGTATTTCTTGGGTCATGCTCCTGATGGATATGTACCAGTACATATAAACGGAATGCAGACAGATAATTTTGTGAACAACATAACATATAAGTCACTTAAGCAGATTGGAATAGAATATGGTCCTAAATCTACGAGAAAGCCAGTGGCAAAGTTGAATAGTTCCGGAGAAATAATAGAGATATATACATCTGCAAGAAGTGCTGCAAGAGATAATTATTGCAGTTATCAGACAGTAATAGACAGATGCAATGGAAAAGTTAAAAAGCCATTTGGAGATGTTGATTTTGCATGGGATGATAGCGAATGCAGTGTAAGGTGGGCGATTAGAAGATTGGAACGTGAATTTGGTTCGCAGTTTGCAAATGCGCCTGATGTAGACTTTGAATGGTAAAACAGGAGGTAAAACTAATGGAGATTGAAGAAATGATAAATAAAATGGACGAAGAATGCAATAAAAATGATTGCAATAGTTGCAATCTTTCGGGTGAAAAATGCGATTTTGATAAGCAATTTGAATCAATTAATAGGTTGTATAACAAGATGTTTGGAACAGAAAATAAAGATAACGTAAACCACCCATCACACTACCAGGGAGCAAACGAGTGTATAGATGTTATACGTGCAATGTTCGGAGATAATGCAGTAAGACATTTCTGTATGTGTAATGCGTACAAGTATCGGTTTAGATCATACGGAAAAAATAAAGAAGAGGACATTAAAAAGGCAGAGTGGTATGAGACTTATTTAATTAATATGGGTAAGGAGAAGATTTGAGAGTGGTTAAAACGCAAGAGATTATGGATTTTGTATTTTCCGATAATGAAGTTGGAGAAATAGACATTGAGATGGAACAGTGGAAGAAAATGAAATCAGACAACAGAAAAAGATTTCAGGCTATGCAAAATCTTCCACATGTAGTAAAGGTAAAGCGAGCAGAACAAAGGGGCAATAGAATTTATATCAGAGATGGATAAAAGAGGTTGCAATGCTCATATATCTGTTGGTGGACTGGATAGTATAACACTTCTAATATTCCTTAGACATATAGGTATTGATGTACCTGCTATATCAGTAAGTGGTGTAGAAGATAAGAGTATATAGGATATACATAAGGATTTAGGTGTGGAGAGAGTAAATTCTTACAAAACAAAGGTTGAGGTTCTAAATGAGGTTGGATTTCCTGTTATATCAAAACGTATGGCAGGAAGAATAGAACTTCTACAAAATCCAACTGAAAAGAACCAAACAGTAAGGCATGCAATCATGACAGGAGAATGCGGAGAACTAGGTCATTTTGCAAAAAATAGTTCGATGAAATTGCCAAGAAAATGGCTTGAAAGATTCGGAGGTGTAGAAAATGAAAAGTATGGAACAAATTATTTAATAGCACCATTTAAGGTATCAAATAAGTGCTGTTATTGGCTCAAAGAAAAGCCTTGTGATGATTGGGCAAAGGATCATAACAGTTATCCATTTTTAGGCATGATGGCATCAGAAGGCGGACAAAGAGAAGAGGCACTTATTGACCACGGATGCAACTACTATGGTAAAACAACAATGAGAAGCGCACCATTTGCACCATTTTACAGAGAAGATTTGCTACAACTTGCATTAGAGTTAAATGTACCAGTGCCAAACATATATGGAGAGATAAATAAACATGAAGATGGTACTCTTTACACCACAGGAGCACAAAGAACAGGTTGCAGTATGTGTGGGTTTGGAATACATATGGAAAAAAGACCACATAGGTTTGACAGACTTAGAGAACGCAACGAAAAAGAGTGGGAATTTTATATGTATAAGTGTTGTAAAGATAAGGATACAGGAGAAATATACGGATGGGGGAAAGTTTTAGATTGGATTGGAGTTTCTTGGGAAGATAAACCATCTGTGCAGCTTAGTATTTTCGACATGATGAATTTTAAGTAGGAAAGGCGATAAAATGAAATTAAAAGCACCATGCAAGAAAGATTGCGCCGGCAGGAATGAAACCTGCCACGCAACCTGTAAAGCATATACAGAGTGGAAAGAGCAACACGAATTGATTCGCTTGGACGGTAATAAGGATAAGCGAACAACTGCAGAGTTTAGGAGCAACATATCAGATAAATTTAGGAGGTTTAATAGATGAATTTAGAAAAGGCAAAACCAATACTATTTAATACCGAAATGGTTAGGGCGATATTGAAAGGTAGAAAGACATGCACAAGGCGGATTATTAAGAAAAATAAAATTGATGATATTTTAAGTAGCCAGGCAAGAACAGGTAATGCAGATGTGTCTGATGAAAAATCTATAAAATTACTCATAGATAGCCCATATAATATTGGTGATATACTTTATGTTCGAGAATCTTGGAAAATAGAAGAATACTATGATAGTGAATCCCTGATAGTGTATAAGGCTAACGGACATAAGGAAATGGAATATGAGAGTGAGGGTAAAGTATATTCTAAACTATGGAAGTTTGCAGATCGGACAGGACGGATAGGATGGATACCAAGTATACATATGCCCAAAGAAGTTGCACGTATCTTCCTAAAGGTTACAGATGTGAGAGTGGAGCGGTTGCAAGACATTACAGTAGAGCAAAGCACAAAAGAAGGATGTGAAAGTTCTTGCGTTATGTGTGGAAATATTAAACATGGGAAATGTAGCGGAAACAGTCGTAAATTAAATGATTGTCTAATAGACCAAATTTATTCGCCATTTAAAGAATTATGGGATTCCACAGTCAAAAAATCTGACAATGATACATACGGATGGGATGCTAACCCGTGGGTGTGGGTAATAGGATTTGAAAGAGTGGAGGAAAAGCATGAGAGATATTAAATTTAGAGCATGGGATAAATATGATTGTGAAATGTTAGAAGATGTACAAAATGAGTATGATTCTAGGCTGATGAGTTTTTCACAAGCACTATTGGCAGAATATTACGAAGTTATGCAGTACACAGGTTTCAAAGATAGAAATGGAAAAGAGATTTATGAGAGCGACATTATTTGTTATATATCTAGTGATGATGAATATAGACCCAAAGGTCATGTGCGAATGAATGAAGGTACGTGGAGAGTATTTTGGAAGAGAGATGAAGCAATGTCTGACGAAAATATGCGCAAGGATTTATACTTTTGGGCTACAGAACGAGAAATCGAAGTAATTGGAAACATTTGGGAGGACGGTGATTTGATTAATGGTCAAGAACCAAAAGAAAATTAAATTTGTAAATGATTGCAATGCAATATTTGATGACAATGAACTTGAAAAAGCAATTTTATGGTATCAAGAAAAACCAACCGTAAGTATCAAGCACGTTTATATGAATGGTGAATATCCAGCAGTTTCTATACATGATGAAAAAATACATATCCATAGATTGTTAGTTATGTATTGGTTAAAATGCAGAATTCCAAGAGAATATTATGTACATCACTTGGATGAAAACAAGTTGAATGCGTCAAAGAGAAATCTAGTTTTGATTTATGAAGAAGAACACCAAAGTCGGCATAATTCTGGAAAAACGTTATCAGATTTTACGAAAAAATTGATTGCTCAATCTAACCATAAAAGATTAGGTAAAAAGATAGGCATAACTAAACCAGGTGTTTCATATTCGAGAATATGGGAATTACACGAAAAAGGATATTCAATAAATAAGATTTTTTGCAAGTATGTAGCAAAGAAGACTACATAGGAATATGGAACATAGACACACCTATAACAAAAAAAAATAAATCAATGAAAAGATTT